GTCCCCGGAAGCGCCAGCCGCTCCCGCGAATAGGGGGGGGCTATCGGCTCCGTGGAACCGGATTTCCGTTTTCGTCAAATTCGCATCTCGGCTTTTCTTTTTGATTTCCACAGTACCCATGTATCTCATCATGACAAGCTTTGCAAAGATACTGCAGGTTATCATGGTTGAGAGTAATCATCGGATCATTAACGTTGCTCGGAGTGATCGCCACCTTGTGATGAACAATATACCCGAGAGCTTGGTGGCACCGCTCACATAAGCCGCCGTCTATGCTTTGCCTCTCGGCTATGTATGATGCCCGGCAAAGTTGCCAGGCCTTGGACTTATAAAAACTTTTGGCATAATCATGCGCCATGCTTAATCCCGCTCCCGCAATACGGAGGTTTTGGAATCCTGCTGCCATGCCGAGGATGATAACCTCTATTATGCGATAGTGCTTCTGCAAGCTGGACTGCGTATGCCCCGGCAAACAATCCCCAGATAAACTCAATCGTATCCATCACCTCAAAATAAAAGCGCACCGCAAAAGCGATACGCTGGAATATTCAAAACGCCGGTCTGTTCCCGGCTGCTTGGTGTCACCCGCAGGTCCAGCCTGCTAGGCCCCGGCTTTTGCCGTGCCCGGTGGCATATCAAAAGCGCCGTCGTGCCGGGCGGCGCTTCACAGAAAGGAGGATTCCGATATTACCGCCTCGGAACAGGGCGGCAGCTGTGCGCGGGGTGAGCCGAGCCCCGCATGGTGGGAGCTCTATCTCAAACTCCCATTGTACCAATTATACCCCATTGATTTTTGTTTTAGGTATCATCTTAAATCTCATGCAAATTTTCAGCGACGTGGACAAGGAATCGTTTTCGGATGCGCTTCATCGTGATAATCGAAAATGGAAGATTGATGTCGTCCATTCTGATGTTCTCAAACAGATTGAGCCTGATAAATTCTCGTTGATATGGTTCGCTGAATGCCGCCCACGCCTGCTCGACGGCTT